TGCTGCGTGCGGAGCAATCCACGACTACATCCGGCTCCCTGCTTCAGCATGGACAGTCTACACGCCACTCTCAATGGGTGGTACGGGTGCGGAACTGATCACCGAGAAACTAAGTAATGGAGTCGAGAGAACCTACCTCGGATATGGAGACGCATCCGCACAATATGCCTATGCTATTGTGAAAATGCCCCCGGATTGGAACGGTGGAAACCTCAAACTTCAGTTAGACTGGGAGACCACCGTCGCAACTGCCGCTGCGATCAAGATGGACATAACCGGAGACCGGATTGCCGATGCCGGGACTTCTAACGTCGCGCTCACAACTGCCCTAATTTCCATCACGGATACCAACACGGGTGCGAACCTTGAAAATCAGAGTGCTGAGACTGCGGACTTCACAATTGCCGGAAGCGGAAATAAGATTCGTTTAAGACTATCACGGGACATCACAGACGCATTAACGGCGGATATTAAGGTGCTCGATTTGACCCTGAATTACATCAGAACACTGGTGTGAGGCTACACCATGAAAACAATATATAAACTTCTGATTATTGCACTTCTGGTTCTTGCTTTTATAGGTGCGGTATCAGCAACAGTAACGGAATTTTCTTATTACGGAGGGACGGCATCGGCACAGGATTATTATACTACTTACACGCCCGCAAAACTTTTTGATCATGATACTGGAACGGGCTGGTGGTCGGGTATATATGATCCCTGTACCCCCAACTGGATACAACTTGATTTCAATGCAACAACCACGCATAAGGTAACAAAATATGTAATGACAGCCCGTGGTGTATCTGCAAGCGCTGAAAGCCCGAAAGACTGGTTTGTGCAAGGCTCTAATACCGGTGTTGAATCCTCATATGTGAATATTGATAACCGTACCGGAGTTACTTTTACATCGGGAGAAACCAAAACCTATGATTCCTTAAACCTCGCTGCAAATGAGAGCATGTTCCGATATTATCGGATGCGCATCCTCAAAACCAATTACCCCGCCGACTATGCTTGGCTCTACGAATGGAATCTTTATGGGGAAGATACTGTTGTTGCACCTGTTGCCAGTTTCACCGCCAACGTCACATCCGGCATAGCCCCGCTCACTATCAAGTTCACCGATACGTCTACAAATAGTCCGACAAGTTGGATTTACCAGTTCAATAATAAAACTGGTAACAATACGTGGATAACCTTTTCGACGTCACAGAGTCCAGCACAGGTTTTCGGTTTTGGCAACTTCTCGATCAACTTAACAGCGACAAATGCCTATGGGAGTAACATCAGCGCTCAGGTCACGTGGGTGAATGTATCAGTACCAGCACCTGTCGCATCCTTCACCGCAGTACCAACAAGTGGTACAGCCCCCCTCTCCGTCCAGTTGACTGACACATCAATAAATAGTCCGACCTCGTGGAAATACCAGTTTAATAATAAGACCGGAAATAATACGTGGATAACCTTTTCTACGTCACAAAATCCGGTTCAAATATTCAATTTTGGAAATTTTTCTATTAACCTCACAGCCACCAATGTAATCGGGTCAAACATTTCAACGCAAGTAACATGGGTAAATGTATCAGTATCGGGTGTCACAAAACCCATTGCCATCTCCTCATTAAGCCGAGGAACCGTTCAAGTCGGGAGCTATACGTGGTTCAATGATACCTCCCTGAATACCCCGACAGCATGGTGCTGGACATTCGGAGATGGAGGCTTCTCGGCTGTGGCGAACGGCAGTCACTTCTATGCCCGACTGGGGATTTACAACGTCTCATCGAACGTCTCCAACAGTGCGGGATATAACCTGAGTTATAACATCATCCGGGTAATCGGATCTACGGGATCTCCGGCACCTTCTGTCCCCGTCATCCTGCTCACGGTCATGGTGATCTTCTGGTTCACGGCATTTCATAGGCGTAGGTGATATATGGGAGAGTTCAACCGGAGTCCATGGAACAGGACGCATTTCGATCGTGCAGCAGTAACGGTACCGAATGCCCTCTACCTCCCGCTGCCGTTGTATCCCGGCTCGGAGAAGTTCCCCGCTCGGATTTATAACGCATCCTTCGAGATGGTTGCAGAAATCGACGAGTACCTCTCCTTGGAATGGACACGGCGACTCCGGTCCCCGGGAACCGTGAGAATGAAACTACCCCTCACCGCAGAGGGGTCTGATCAGATCATCCTCGGTTACTGGTTGGGGATCCGCCGGGGCGGCGCGATGAGACTTGCGAGAATCGAGTCGAAGAGTATCTCATCCGATCCCTCAAGTCTTGACGATGACGTTTGGGAGATCTATGCGAGTGGCGCAAGTGGTCTCCTCTCGACGCGGATCGCCTATGTAGGTGTCTCCTCTGGCACCGGGTATGATACCGTGAGTACCCCAACGAAAGCCGAGACGGCGATCCGGCATTTCGTGAACGGGAATTGTATCGCCGCCACGAACACAGACCGGAACTTTCCCGATCTCCAGCTCGAGACAGACGGTACAAAAGGGTCTGAGGTAGATTTCTCCGCCCGGCTGCAATACCTGACGGAAGCAATCGAATCCACTCTCCTGCAGTCGCCGAACCTCGGCTATGAAATCATATTCGATGAAGCAACTGGAAAACTCAACCTCCATTTCTGGGAGGGGAATGATTATACCGACTCCGTTGTTTTCAGCATCGACCTCGGGAACATCGCCACCTACGCATATTCTCAGGACAACTCCAAGATGCGGAACTATGCCTATGTGGGCGACTCAAAATTCGCAGAAGACCGGGTTTTTGTGGGTGTCCCTGCCACCTCCGCTCCCACGGGGTATGACCGGCGAGAGACCTTCGTGGATGGTAGTGATTGCATCACAACGGATGAGCTCACCCAGCGAGGCAACGAAACTCTAGTGGATTTGGGAGAATCGGTATCGGCGCAGTTCTCGATTTTCCGGGACGCCTCCATCACCTACATGACGCGGGAGGACGCTGGGGATATCGATCTGGGAGATATCATTACCGCGGTGTATCCCCAGGTGGCTATCGTATCAGCAAGGATCCTAGAGATCAAGGAGTCCTATGGGATTGACGGCGCGACGGATGATGTTCAGGTTACGATTGGCAACCAGAGACCCGACCTCATTCAGTACCTGAAACTCAACGAGAAGAAAAACAGTGTGAGGAGAAGAGCATGACCGAATCATCGGAATTTTACGGGCAGACCGCCACTGACCCGCGTCTGTATTATGGGGTGGATATCGCATCATTCTTCAGGACGCAACTAATCAGTGGTGTGGTAAAAGGAAAGTTCAATGAACTTGTAGTATCGCAACACACCTCGCCCAATATGTCAGTCGATGTGGCGTCCGGGCAGGGATGGGTTTATGGATATTTCGTCAAGAGTGACGAGGTGGAAACCAAGACTATCGACGCAAACACATCCGGGCAACTACGAATCGACCGGATTATCCTGCGGAATGCCATCACCGGGGCGAAAACCATCACGATTGAAGTTCTGAAAGGAACTCCGGGGGCGGGTGCACCCGGTTTAACTACGGATGCAACTACCTATGAAGTCTCGCTCGCACAGGTCTCGGTGGCGAACGGAGCCTCTCAAATCCTGAATGCAAACATCACTGACGAACGGACGTGGGTCACACTCAAGAATATCCGGCAAGAAGCATTCGTAGCAAATCAGGACATTGACCTCGGGACACACAAAATCATATCACTTCTCGATGGAACGGTCGGTTCGGACCTGATGTCAAAGGGGCAGTTTGATACACAAGCCACCTTTTACGGTGTCCCACCTGGAGCGATCTTAAACTTTGGGAATGCTACCGTTCCGACCGGGTTCTTGCTTTGTGATGGCGCTGCGGTCAGCCGGACAACATACGCGGCTCTTTTTGCAGCGATAGGTACGGTATTCGGGGTGGGGGATGGAACCACAACGTTTAACCTGCCAAATGCCATCGGCAAAGTCATCATCGGCCTCGACCCGGACGACGCGGATTTCAACACCCTTGGAAATACCGGCGGGGTAGCCACAGTCACACTCGATACCACGATGATCCCATCACATACGCATACAAATGGAACCTATGATAGTGGTTCGGCGGAAAATCTAGGAAATATCAATGTCTTACCCCACGGAATACCGTCAGGCGGAACGACCGGAAGTACCGGCGGGGGCGGAGCACACGAGAACATGCCTCCGTATGTGAAGGCGTCGGTGGGGATAAAAACATGACCGAAGTGATGGGATTCTTCGGGGATCTGGTCGATATCCGGCACTTAACACAGATCCAATGGCTCGACTATCTTCAAGACCTGCGAATGAATGGATATGTTTACGGGTCTGGTTCGGGCGGGGGTACGGAGATAAAAGTCACTCAGCACGCGGCAGGTCCGAACATGAGTGTCGATATCGCCACCGGAGAGGCATGGGTGCAGGGTTGTTGGTATCTCAACGATGCAGTCTTGAATCTCTCCATCTCGGCGGCAGATGCAACGTATCCACGAATCGATCGGATCGTGGTCAGGAACCGGATAATCGGGCAAAGAAGTACTCATATTGTGGTACTCGAGGGAATTGCGGCTGCGGTACCGGTTGCTACGGCGTTAACTCAAACCGAGGACCTCTGGGAGCTTTGTATTGCAGAAGTGAACGTTGCTGCCAATGCCGCATCGATTATCAACGCAAATATCATCGATAAACGCGATGTGGTGAGCCTCTGCGGAACCGCCACACCGAAACACATTCGAATGTCAGATATCCTCGCTCTTGAGTCACTCAATGTAAACAGTCAAAAAATCACGGGACTGGCACTTCCAACTGCATCAAGTGACGGTGTAACTATTCAGCACCGCGATATCAATTCTCAAACCATTCCTATCGGGATGGTCTATGCCATGGGGGCATCAACGATTCCGACCGGGTGGCTCGAATGCGATGGTTCTGCGGTCAGCCGGACGACGTATGCGGACTTATTCGCGGCAATCGGAACGACGTATGGCGTTGGGGACGGATCTACAACCTTCAATCTCCCCAACGGAAAAGGCAAGTCTATCTTCGGCTATGATCCAACACAGACTGAATTTAATGCACTCGGAAAGACCGGCGGAGAGAAGACCCATATCTTGACGGAATCAGAATTACCTGCACACTATCATAGTGGATGCACCGAACTATATCACCCTGATAATACAGGATTGAACAACCCCTACACAAATTATTTTACAACGAGTGGGGGATCCGCATCGACAGATGCAACAGGTGGCGGGTTACTTCACGCCAATCTGCCTCCGTACATTGTTCTCAAATGGATGGTGAAGACATGACCGTAGTATCAAGAGTCTATGAGGGTGGAACATATACAGACGTGGACTTCTGCGAATTATTCGAGTCGATTACGACCGATGGATATGTAATTGACTATGGAAGTGAACTCGTAGTGACCGCCGAAACGCCTAATATCATGAAGGCTGATGTCGGAACCGGGCGAGCTCATATTAGGGGATACTGGTATGAGAACACGGCACTATATCCCCAGACAATAGCGGCGGCAGACCCAACCAACCCACGCATCGACCGGATAATATTGAGGTTGGAGACTGCAGCACCGAAACAAATTTCCGCGAAGGTCTTAACTGGGACACCTTCTGTAGCACCAGTCCCACCGACACTTACTCAGACATCTGCGATATGGGAAATCTCTCTTGCGCAGGTTTATGTGGCGGCGAATGCATCTCAAATAACCTCTGGCAATATCACCGATGAGCGCGACACCACATATTGTGGGGTTGCTGCAATGTTTTCATCTCGTTGGTCAGAACTGCTGCTGTCAACCACCCTCTCCATCAACGGAGTGAAAATAACCGGCATTGCTACCCCCACAGGTGACACGGATGGGATTAACAAGGCATACTTCGATGCAAATATCACCGGGGGGAAATACGGCGCGAACAAATGCGAAATCGCACTCTGCGCATGCATTTCAATCCCCGCCGGGTGGCTCGAATGCGACGGGGCGAATCTTCTGCGAGCAACATACCCGGATCTGTTTGCTTCGTTCGGCACTTCATTCGGAAGTGTAGATGGCACGCATTTCAACCTGCCAAATCTGAAGGGGAAATTACCCTATGGGGCGAGTTCAAGTATCGGCGCAACCGGCGGGGAGAAAACTCATGCCGTATCAATTGCAGAACTGCCCGCACACACTCACACCACCATTACAAAACCCGGTGTTAATATCAATATTGTAGATTCAGAGGGGGAAGGATCCGCATCGAGAACAGCCAGTCATGCCGTAAATACCGGGTCTACGGGCGGGGGTGCCGCTCACCAGAATCTTCACCCATACAGCACCATGCGATATATCGTCAGGGCGTCATAAAATGCGAGGGGTGAGATTCGAACTCACGGATCCCTGCGGAAACGGATCTTAAGTCCGCCGGTTTTGGCCAGGCTTGCCTACCCTCGCCCTTTTTTCTGATACTACTTGATAGTTCAATGTCTTAAGAACAGCAGCTCTAATCTCATCATATCTCACATTATTTTTCATTTTATTATTAATCAGATCAAGGATGAATTCAGAAACCGCCTCATAACCATTTTCTGTCGCAAGTTCCCGGATCTGTTCTTTCATTTCGGGTGATACCCGCAATTGAATGAGCTCGCTTCTCTCCGTGTATCTCACCCCCACCTCTTTGGGAAATAATGTATGTAATTACACAACTATTTAAACCCCACTCTTTTCCGCCATACTTCAAAATGTATTTATACCATTATGTCATTACATAACTATGTAATTACATAGGAAGGTGGAGAATCTGAAAACTGGTACATTACAGATAAGAACTGACGAGCGCGATCGCGCGATGTTGGGTGCTCTGGCAAAGAAAAGCGTTGGAGAAACAAATACCGAACGCCTCCTGATGGGACTGGAATTGCTCTGTAAAAGGCATAACGTGGAGATCCCGGCATGACCGCGATCACGTACCCGGTGGAGGTGTCCCGTGCATCATTCGAGGCATTCAAGGCAGAAGCCGGTTCCTGCGCGGATGCGATGGTGGAGACCGGACGTGTGAGAATCGTCGATGAACAACCAAAGGTGTGTGAGAAAAGTGAGAACAACAAAGGAAATTAATGGCAGGCCCGATCCGACCGTCCAAGGAAAGGATGGGGAGACTGCCGGTACAAACTCTGTTTTAAAAGATGAAAAACCCTGCACGCGGATGTCGGATGTCGCAGTCTGCATCAGCCGGAAGGGATACCTGTGCCTACTGCAAGGACCGTGCGAGCCGTGTGATTGGAACGGCAATGTACCGCCGATTATCGATGCCGGGACCCAGCAGGCTGCCATGGGGATCCGTGGGGCCGCAGCAGCCATCCAGGGCACGATGTTCGCGGACCGGGAACCGTTCGACCCGCGCAAAACGGTCAAGGACCTGGTGGGATCATGAAACAAGTCGTATGCCCCATGATTCAGGTCCCATGCCAGTACTGTTCAGATGAAAAGAAGGGCGCGTTCTGCAACAACGACGGCAGGCACTATGTATCAGAGCTGAGTGAATGCCCGATACCGGGTGCACGGACCGTGCCACTCGTACCTGTTGAGTTGTCAGAACTTCAGTGGATGGCACGGAGGGAGACGGCATGAGCCGCTATACCATCACCGAGGAACCGATCGATCCGCACGGCGTGCAGGAGGTCCTCGCCCGGCAAGATGAACCGCTCGGTTGCCTTGGGTGCACCACCGAGGAAAAACCACCCCGGCGGCCCACCAGGAGAGAGAACGTCTTCGCAATGGCACGGCGGGTCCTGAAGCGGCTGGACCGTGTTGCATACTCAAGGAGTGAGTGACGATGGCATCCGAGTGCAAATTCTGCCATGGCGGAATTGATTGGAGAAAGGTGGACGGGAAGAATGTCCCTTATAACGCCGACGGCACCCCTCATAAATG